TGGCGAACGCATCGAGAAAGGCGACGAGTTCGACCCGACCGACCACGAGCGTCGGACGTTCGGCGACAGAATGGAACTCCTGCCCACCTGCGAGGGCGCGGGCGGCGAGTGTTCCCGAACGGTCGACGAGCCTGGCGAGTACTGCTATCAGCATCCACTGGAGGACAGCGACTAATGGTCCGGCATCGAAACCGCCAGCGCGCCACGCACTACGCGACGGTGACGCGTGAGGAGCAGGTCGACGACGGCGCATACGGCGACCCGATCAGCGGCGACGCCACTGTCCTTGAGGACGAGCCCGTTCAGTACAGCGCGAACGGCACGGGCTACGTTCGCGAGGAGAGCGGGGAGCGCGTCGAACGAAACCCGACGATCGAGGGCCGCGGCGCGCTCGCCGTCCTGCTCCAGGAGGGCGACGACGTCGCGCTGGAGCCCGCTGACCCCGACGGGAGTACCCTGTCAGGACTGGAGATTGTCAGCATCGTCCCCGACCACGGTGGGCGCGCACACACAGGCAGTACGACCATCGAACTGGAGGGCGTCTGAGCATGGACGCGACGCTGGAGTGGGACGGCGAGACACCAGCGGACCGTGCCGAGATGCTCCGCGAGTTCACTGACGTCCTCCCCGAACGCATGGAGGCAGCGTCCGAGGAGATCAGCCTCCGCGTGATGCGTGACGCTCAACGCTTGGTCAACGTCGACACGGGCCGACTGCGGGCGAGCATCGAGCAAGAGGTGGAACGTATCGCCGAGCACACCGTCCGGGCCGTCGTCGGCTCAAACGTCGAGTACGCGCCGACCCACGAGATGGACTATCCCTACCTCCGGCCGGCGTTCGAGAGCAACCGCGACTTCATCCGCGAGCGCATCAAGCAGGCGGTCGACGATGCGTGGGGAGAGGTGAGCTGACGTGAGCCAGTCCGACCGCGCCACTGGCCGCGTCCGCGACCTCCGGTCACTCACGCTCCAGCGGCTCCGTGACCACGCCCCGCTGACGGATCGCCTGGCATACGTCGCGTCGGTCGCCGACGGCGCGGACGTCATCATGCCGTCGTTCACGACCGACAAGCGACGGCGCGACGATGGCGCACCGGACCCGCCGGACGTCGCCGTCACCGTCAGCGTGGTCACCGACTCCTCGCAACGAGTGAACCGACAGGAGCGCGTGAACCTGACGATCCAGATCGGGCTGGAGATGACGGCCAGCACGCTCGGCACGCGTCAGGACGGCAACGACCTCGACCTCGCCTGGCACGATGAACTCCGCGACGAGATCTCGGCGGTCATGACGACGCAGGTCGAGAACTGGGAGGCCGGCGGCGAAACCGGCGGCACGCCCGAGCCGCTCTGGGACGAGTCGATCAACCGCTACCGGAGCATCCAGCGATTCGACGTTTCGCGCTACGACTAATCAGCAGATAACGCGACACTCATGGCAACTAACGAAACAACGCAGGGAAGCGAAATTGAAGGGAGCATCGTTCACGTCATCCACATCGACGACTCGGGGACCGAGCCCGTGCGAACCGTTCTGGCGCTGGCGACGAAAGACGACATCTCGCTGTCCATCGACGAGGACAACGAGGATTTCAACCCGGCCGCCGAGCGGCGGACGCGGCGCTACCGGACGAACGGCACCGCCGAGCTCGAAGTCGCATCCGCGATCGACATCGACATGGAGGCGATGGAACTCGTCGGCCTGGTCGACTCCAACGGCGACATCACGTTCGACACCTTCGACCGACGCCTCGAAGCGCCCGACGAGTACATCGAGCTCGCCTACTTCACGGACGAAGGGCAGGACTACACGAACGCCGAACTCATCCATCGGTTCCACGACGTCGAGGCGACGTCGCCGGAAGTCGACCCGTCCGCGACGCCGCCGCTGCTGTCGTGGACGTGGTGGGTCGAGTCGACCATCGAGTTCAACGCTGACGCACTCTAACGATGAGCGACACCGCTTCTCAGAACGGCGACTACGCGAACCAAGAGTTCGTCGAACAGGCCGCGCGAAAGGTCCAGGAGGAGCAGCGCCAGCGTCGCGAGATGTCGGCGCTCCAGCAGCGCATCGAGCAGAACCTCGAATCAGAGACGGTCGCGCTCCCAGTCGGCGGCGAGGCCGTCGAGTTCCAGACGTTCGGCCGCGAGAAATCCGAATGGGTGGCACTCCTCCAGCAGCGCGTCCGCGATCTCGACGGCGAGAACTACGTCACCGAGTTCAGCAGCGAGGTCGACCGGATTTACCGGACCCTCGGCGAACACACTGACCCCGACTGGATGGACAAGTTCTGGTGGGAACAGCGAGTGCCCATCAAGCGGGCGATCCAGTATCTCACCAGTATCAACGTCGAGGCGGAGGTGAGCGAGGACGACCTCGACGACTTTCGCGGCGAGTGACCAGGGCCGCTGGACGGGCCAGCTACTCGCCTACTACAGCATCGACTTCCAGCGCTGGTGCGAGATGAACCCGAAGGCGCGGCGCTGGCACAAGCGGAACTACGCAGCTATCATGAAAGAGATGACCGATGGCGTTTGAAGAACTCACAGGCGTCCTTGAACTCGACGCGAACGGCTACGAGTCGGGTGTGGACTCCGCGGTTGGCTCGTCTGAGGAACTCGTCGACGCGACTGCCGGCGTCGAGGATCAGTTGTTCGCACTCGATAGCGCCGGCGTCGCCGCTGGTGCCGGCCTCGCGGCCGTCGGCAGCGCGATGACCGCGGCGACTGAGCGATCGAAAGAGTGGCGCGAGTCGCTCGGTCGGACGTCGACGTCGATGGGGATGACTCGCGAGGAAACGCAGAACCTCGCCAGAGACATCAGTAACGCGACGTTTCCGATGGACGACGCCACCGCGACGATGGACGCGCTCGCACAGCAGGGCGTGACCACGCAAGACGAGATGGAAGACGTCGCAGCGGCGGCTGACATGGTCGCCGACGCGACTGGCGCAACCGCGCAAAGCGTGGCCGAGAACGCGGGGCCCGCACTCGCAGCGATGGGCGAGGACGTCTCCGAACTCGAAGAGCACATGGACACGTTCACGTTCGTTGCCCGGAACACGACGATGAGCGTGGACGACTTCTCGCGGATGGTCCGGCGCATCGGCCCTGAGATCCAGGAGATGGGCATGGGCGTCGAGGACACCGCGGCGATCATGTCTGCACTCGAAGAGCAGGGGATGGACTCGCGAACAGCGATGCGCGAGTTCCGCCAGGCCGCCAACGACGCCGACGGCGACCAGCAGGCACTCATCGATACGCTCGGCCTCTCCGAAGAGGCGATCGCCGAGCAGGAAGGCGCGCTCGCCGAGGCCGAAGGGACGACGGAAGAACACGCCGCGGCCGCGAACGAAAGTGTCAGCACGATGGACCGCCTCAGTCAGGCGTTCGACGAGGCGACCCTCGCGGCTGGCGGTGTCCTGGAGCCTGTCGAGGCCGCCGGGCCCGCACTGATGGCGATGGGTGGCGCGATGACGACCGTCTCCGCCATCAACTGGGCAGCGGTGCCGTCATTCGCAGCGGTGTCGGCCGCTGCCGCACCTTTCCTGCCGATTCTTCTCGGCGTCGCGGCCGGTGCCGCGGCGTTGTACGGTGCCTGGGAAACGAACTTCCTCGGCGTGCAGAACATCACAGAGGACGTCCTCGACGCACTCGGTGCCGGGTTCGACTGGCTGAAAGGCGTCATCGACGACGGCGTCACCTTCGCTATCGAGATGATCATGACGCTCCCCGACGCGCTCGGGCGCGCCATCGACGCGATCCCCGGTGTCGACTCCGAGGACGTCATCGGCCAGGTCGACACCGACTCGATCACCGACTCACTGTTCCCGCCTGAACCAGGTGAGGAAGGCGAGGATGCCGGTGAAGCGATGGGCGAAGGTGCATCTGAAGGCGCACAGGAGGCGTCGATACAGGGCCACGACATCTCGCCGCCCGAGGAGCAGGTCGAGGCGGAAGGCGAGGCCCACGGTGAGGCGTATGCGCAGTCGTTCGACAGCGCCGCACAGGGCGGCGCTGGAGGCGGTGGTGTCTCTGATGCGACCATCCGCAGCGATGGCCTGACGCCCGAGATGCGCCGCACGCTCCGCCACGGCGTCGAGGGATTTCAGCAAACCGACCTCGAAGACGCCCCGACCGAGATCACGGAAGAACTCTGGGATGCGATGATCGAACAGCAGGGCGGTGTCTCCCCGGACAGTCTCGGTGTGTCCAACGCCGAGTTCCAGATCCTGCAACAGCGCTTTGGCGACGGCAGCGGCGCTGGCACGACTGGCGGCGGGAGCGCCTCGTCTGGGGCAACTGCCAGTGGCGGTGGTGGGTCACCAGGGATGGACCGCGTCGTACTCGCAATCGAGGAACTGAAAGATATGCTCCAGACACTCACGATTGAGGGCGAACTGGACGTCGACGAGACGGAGTGGGACCGGCTGGTCACACCGCGAGCGCGGCTCGTCTACCAAAACGAGATCGACCGAGCGGGCCGCGGGGTTGGTGACTGATGACCGACATCGCACCGTGGCGGATCGAGACGCCGAACGGTGACATCACCGCCGACTTTCTCGACGGCGCGCTGTTCGACACGGCGCCGGGCTCGATGGTCTCTCCGACGTTCGCCTTCGTCTCAGACGGCGTTGATACTGCACCGAGCGATCGTCACGCCGAGTTGCAGACGTTCGTCGATGCGGCCCAGGAACGGACGACGATCCGCGTCGGGACGACGTCCGAGGGCAAGCCGTACTACCGCGAGGAACTCTCGGGGTACGCGGATGTTGACTCGCTGCTTGTCGCGCTCGTCCCCGAGCAGCACGACCGAGGCGCTGTGTGGGCAGTCCTTCGCGGCGGGTCCGACGAGACGCCGAGCGTCGAGCGCGACGTGTTCGTCTGGTCGCTCGAGCTGACTGTCCTCGAACGATACGACTCGGCTGACTCGCGAACAGACATCGAGAACGCGTACAGCGACGAGGTACTCTGACGATGCCAACATGGGAAACCGCGTCCGACTGGGATAGCGCACAAAGCGAAAGCGGCGTTGCACACGAAAGTGTTTCAAACACTGATCATACGGATGGGTCAGTGATCAAACAGGGGTATTCATACTCGTCGCCGCTATACTCGACTAATCTCGTTGCCTACTGGCCACTACACGAAAACAGCGGTGATGCGGCTTACGACGTCTGGAATACCAACGACGGGACGCTGAATGGCGATGTCTCACAAGGCGTGACCGGCATCCTCGGGTCAACCGCCTATAATTTCGACAATGGGTCCTACGACGAAGTCGTCGTCAGCGATGGGTCGTTTGCGAACGTCGGGACAGGCGACATTACCATCTCGGCGTGGTTTCGTTGCACGGGGACGAACGGGCGGAATCACATCGTTAACCACCGGCGGTCCGGGACTGATCCGCGAAAAGGTTTCGTTTTTGGTGGCCGAAATGAGACGCTTGGGTTCAATTTCGAGGACGAAAATGACTATCAGATCAAGGCGAGCGGGACCAACATCAACGACTCAACGTGGCACCATGTCGCGGTCGTGAAATCAGGGACGTCCGTGACGTCGTATTTAGATGGGGCCGCCGACGCGTCAGACAGTAACAGTAACTTCGGCAACTTCGACACCAGCGAGGAGTTCCGCATCGGGCAAACGAATGACACTGACAGCGCTTACCCGGAAGCATTCGATGGGGACATCGCGGAGGTAAGCGTCTATACAACGGCTTTGTCACAAAGCCAGATTCAGACCCTACACGATGTCGTCGCGGCAAACGGTACGCTGGTTACTGACGCGAGGGATCTGTAACAATGTCCGTTGACCTGACCACGGACGTCACGCTCAACGGTGAGAGCATCACCGCAACCGTCCACGAGGATACGACCGGCGACGGATCAGCTAACAACAGCGAATCGGTCGCTCTTGAAGACGGGACGAATACGTACAGTCTATCGACGCTGGAGGGCGGTGATACGGTTGTCTGGGTCGAATTTTCTCTGTCGGGATCCACGAATACCACGCCAGTCGTTCAGTCGGCAGAGGCGACAACGCCGATCGTCCCCCCGGAAAACGTCTCCGTCGACGAAGGGGGTGACTCCCAACTCGACCTCTCGTGGGACAGCGTCAGCACCGCAGACTATTACAACATTTACCGAAGCACCGAGACGGGGTCCAGCAAAAGCGATTACACGCAGATAGATCAGATTAGCGCGTCATCAACAGCGTACACGGATTCTGGCCTGACTAACGGCGAAGATTACTACTACCGGGTCACGACAGAGACCAGCGACGGTGGAGAGTCTGAACTGTCGAATGAAGCCAGCGGTATCCCGACACCCCCAGCGACGGATCTGGGTGTTGATGCTGTCCGTAATGGAGAGTTCGACATCTCGTGGACCGACAATTCAAGCAACGAAAGCGGCTACCGTGTTTATCGATCCCGCGACGGAGGGAGTACGTGGACGCAAGACAACGGCGATCTCGCCGCCAACACGACGACGTACACGCTGTCTGACCTGTTGCACGGCGAGGAATACACGCTCCAGGTAGAAGCATTCGCCAGCGATGGGACGCCCGCATACAGCGCCACAGTAACCGAGATTACCGGGTTGCCTGACGAGGACGCGCCGGTACTCGGGAACGGAGTCGAGGACGAGGTAGCCGTCGATCGCGAGACAGCACCCTCGAACTACGGCGACGTCCGAATCCAGATCCGACAGACCGGCGAGTCGTCGTGGGACAGTAACGCCGCCGGGTTCGGCGAGTTCATCGGGTCGTACGATACGATCACGATGGAGTTCGTCGACCGTCTCGACGGCGAAGAATACGAGGTCCGCGCTCGAACCGAGACAGAGCACGTTACTGGCGCGTGGACGTCGACCGTCAGCATCGTCACGGTGTTCCCCGGCGCGACGGACCTCAGTATCGTCTCGTCCTCGCCGACGTCGATAACGTTCGACTGGACCGACAACGCCGACAACGAGTCGGGGACGTACATCTGGCGTCGCGACGAGCTCGACCCGCGCCGTGATACTGGCTTCGGCGACTGGAAACAGATCGATGATATCAGTCCTGACGATGGCGACGGGAATACCGTCGAATACACCGACGACGAACTCGACTCTAACCACGACTACGAGTATTATGTCGAGCCATACACCGACTACAAGAGCGCGGAGAGTTCGACGGCATCGTCGACGACCGACGTCTTAGTTCCGGGCGAGGGGTGGTTTATCGTCCTCAAGCGATCCGACGGCGATAAGGCTACCATCCCTCACGACGTCGTCGACAGCGAGCGAGCGTCGCTCGAACCTGAGATGAGCGCTGTCGCTCGCTGGTCGTTCGACCTCGTGCCGAACAGCGTCCTTCGCGACTGGCTCAGGAGCGAGGCGCTGATATACTACGAGGGAACACTGTGGCTTCGGGGGCCGTACACTCGATACAGCCCCGACGGAGGGGCCGGCGAGGCGGCGGCGCGGATCGAAGGGCTTGGGTCGTTCGACCATCTGAAAAGCGGCGGGTACGAGTTCGACGTCACAAGCGAGCCGGCGCACGACGCGTTCGAACGGTTCGTTGTCGAGCAGCTCGACGATTGGGCCGTCGGCGTGACGCCCCCTGCAGCGAACACCGTCGACGAGAATTTTCTCGTGCAGGACGCGAGCACGCAGTCTGAGTTGGAGGACCAGTTCGGTGCTCCAGGAACGAACGACGCGTATGCGATCACCGCAGACGACACGATGCTCCCGGAGCAGAGCGCGCACCACCGCGACCCGAGAGACGGATCGGGATCGTTCTCGACGGGGGACGCGTCGCAGGGTGGCTCCGACGACTACGTCGACGGGTTCGCGGCGT